TAAGAATAGCGTCACAGCGGCGCTTGGTGGCTTCAAAGGAGCGATGGAGAGCGTCCCTTTACCGCAGGGTGTCACGTTGCGAAGTGAAGCTGAGAAGGTAATATGGGACCAGTTCACGCGCGCACGCGCGAGGGAGGACTGGCGGGACATGGACTTGCTCTTGCTGGCCAAAGTGGTCCGCATGGAAACAGACATTCGGGAGTATCAGTCTCAGGTTGAAGCTCACGGCACAATTATTGAAAATCAGCGCGGCACACCAATCCCAAATCCGCTGCTTTCGATCATTGATACTGTTGAGCGCCGACAGCTTGCGGTCATCCGCTCTATGTCTCTGAACCAGCAGGCGAGCGATCCACGCACGCTAAATGGGTCAGCCAAGAATGCCAGCAAGGCTCGTACTGCGGTGGATGATGCTTCGGAGGGCGGCTTGATCGCGTTGCCTAACTGATGGCAACACGCGGCGAAAAGGTTTGCAAATTCATTGAAGCCTTCTGCCCCGTGCCAGAGGGTAAGCTTGTTGGGAATCCCATTAAGCTAATGGCGTTTCAGCGAAAGTTTATTATTGATGTCTTTGACAATCCGAAAGGCACAAGCCGCGCCTACCTCAGTGTTGGCAGAAAGAACGGCAAGTCTGCCCTGATCGCCGCGATCCTGCTGGCTCACATTGTTGGTCCAGAGGCGAGGCTGAATAGCCAGATCATCAGTGGCGCTCGCAGCCGAGAGCAGGCAAGCCTTGTATTTAAACTGGCTGAAAAGATGGTTCGGCTCTCGCCGCGCTTGTCTCAACTCATAAAGATTGTGCCATCGCAAAAGATGCTGGTCGGCTTGCCAATGAATGTTGAATATAAGGCAATCAGTGCTGAAGCTGGCACTGCTCACGGCCTTTCACCCGTGCTGGCTATCTTGGATGAGGTCGGGCAGGTGCGAGGGCCGACTGACAGTTTTATTGAGGCGATTGAGACTGCTCAAGGTGCTCACGAAGACCCGCTATTGATTGCAATCAGCACGCAGGCTGCGACTGATGGCGATTTGTTTAGCATCTGGCTAGATGACGCAAAAAACGCCAAGGACAAGCGGATCGTGAGCCACGTCTACACCGCGCCAGAAGATTGCGAGGTCATGGACAAGGCTGCGTGGAAGGCGGCAAACCCCGCGCTTGGAGAGTTTCGCGGCCTCAAAGACTTGGAAGACTTCGCAAAGCAGGCGGCACGGCTTCCAGCGAAGGAAAACAGCTTCCGATGGTTGTTCTTGAACCAGCGAATTGAGGCAACAAGCCCTTTCCTAAATCGCGGGGAGTGGGAAGCCAACAAGGCTGCGCCACAGGTCGAGGGTGGCATGACCTGCTTTGCTGGTCTTGATTTGTCATCTAGCCGAGATTTGACGGCATTTGTGATGGTTTTCCCTGATGGTGACAAGTATCACGTTGTTCCACAGTTCTTTATGCCCTCCGATGGCATTCGTGACCGCGCAAAAGAGGACAAAGTTCCATATGATGTGTGGGCCAAGCAGGGCTTTATCACGCTGATTGATGGGCCTGTGATTGTGCCTGCTGTTGTAGCGCAGCACGTTGCGGAGGCGGCTCAAGACTTTGACTTGCAGTTGATGGCCTATGACCGATGGCGGATCAATGATTTCACGCGGGAACTGGATGCCATTGGCGTGCAGCTTCCGATGCAGCCTTATGGTCAGGGCTTCAAGGACATGGCTCCCGCTGTTGATAAGTTGGAGCGGCTGGTGGTGGATCATAAACTCCTGCACGGTGACAACCCAGTGCTAAATATGTGCGCGGCAAACGCCGTTGCGGAGCGTGACCCTGCTGGAAACCGAAAGCTAAACAAGGCCAAGTCGATTGGCAGGATTGATGGATTGGTTGCGCTCGCGATGGCCCTTGGCGTTGAGGCGATGGGTGAAGGCTTGGTGGCATCGTCGCCGTGGGACGACCCTAAGTTTAGTTTTTGAAAAATAAACCAAGAATGTGACCTTACCCTCTTTACATGTAGGGCCACTGGCCCTATATCTATGTGTATAGAAACAAACCAACCAAGGAGAACGACAATGACATTTGATCAAGTAAAAGCAGAATACCTCAACGAGAGCTTCGATTTCGCAATGGCTACAGAGGCGCAGGTTGATAAACTTTCAGAATGGCTGGACGCAAACGATCACCACAACGCGGCACACATGCGCTGGGACGATTATCAGGAAGAATTGCGCGGATTAGCGGCTGAGTTCTATTAAACAAACGGGGGCCAAGCGCCCCCAACCTAACCAAGGAGAACGACAATGACACGCAGCGAAATAGAGACACCAGAAGCAGCTTTGACACTCGCACTGAAGCTGGCAATCCAAGCCCCAACAGATGAGCAAGCAGCCGACTGCATCAAAATTGCGGAGAATATTGCGGCAAGCATGACGCTGAAGGAAGTTAATATTTGCAAAATGGCGGCAGAAGCTGCCGTCGAATATGAGGAGACATATCAATGACACCAGATCAATTCAAAGACGCTCGCAGATCACTCTGCTACAGCCAGCAGGCGCTGGCAGATGAGTGGGGTATGGGCGACTATGGAGGCCGCACGATACGCCGCTGGGAGCAGGGCGAGCGCCCCGTCAGCCCTGTTGCAGCGTATGCTATCCGTCTGATGGTTGAGGCTATTTAAAATGAAGCATACTTTCAAGAAGGGTCACGAATTATCGTTCAAGCCAGTAACTATTAGAGGGGTTGAATACCCGTCGAGAAAAATTGCTGCTGAAGTTTTAGGTGTCACGACACCTGCAATAACTGGAGCAGAAAAGAGAGGCTCGCTTGATACTGTTGGTCTGAGAATGATGGGTCGAAGACCGAAGGATGATTAATAATAGCCGAGACAGCGCCCACCTTTACGATTGATTGATGTTGTGATAACTTGCATTAAACATCGAGGACGCTCGTAATGGCATTATTTGACCGCTTCCGCAAAACGGAAAGTCGCAATCTTGAAAACCCAAGCGCACCTGTGTCGGCAGACGATTTTCTGCAAGTCATGGGTTGGGGCGAAATGTCGGCATCTGCTGGCGTGACGGTCAACACTGACACGGCTCTTGGCGTTCCTGCCGTCTGGGCCGCTGTCAACTTTCTGAGCGGCACACTTGCTGGTTTGCCGCTGCACGTTTATCGCAAGACCTCCAAGGGTCGCAAGCGATCCGCAGGAACCCTTGAGAGCATTTTGCATGATGCAGCAAACGACAGCATGTCTTCGTTTGAATGGCGCAAGTATATGTTTGATCAGGTGTTTACTGGTGGCCGCTGCGTGACATACATTGAGCGGTCTGGAAATGGAGCGGTAAAGAACCTCTGGCCTCTGGACCCACAGTACACGCGGGTTGAGCATCGCACCGAGGGCAAGCGTCAGAAAAAGGTATACCTTTGCAAAGGTGTGACCTATGACGCTACTGAAGTAATTGACGTTCCATTCATGCTGAAATCGAATGGCTTGGATGTTCGCGGACCGATCGCCACAAACCGTGATGCAATCGGCATGGCTATCGCAGCCAGCCGCTACGGGGCAAAGGCGTTCCAGAGCGGTGGCATCCCCCCTGTTGTGCTGCAAGGGCCGTTTCAGAGCGGCGCAGCGGCTGCACGGGCGTCTGAAGATGTCGCGAAGGCCACTGCAAAGCTGGCTCGCGAGGGTCGGCCTGTTATGGCGCTGCCAATGGGGCATGAAATGAAGCAGATCGGCTTCAACCCAGAGCAAATGCAGTTAATCGAATTGCAGCGTTTTAGCATTGAGCAGATTGCTAGAATTTACAGCCTGCCTCCTGTCTTTTTGCAGGATTTAACGCACGGCACATTCAGCAACACAGAGCAGCAGGATTTGCACTTTGTGAAGCACACGTTGAAGCGCTGGATTGAGCAGGTTGAGCAGGAAATGAACCTCAAGCTTTTCCCTCGCGGATCGAAGCAGTACATTGAGTTCAATGTTGACGGCCTTCTGCGCGGTGACTTCAAGACCCGCATGGATGCTCACGCTACCACGATCCAGAACGCGATCCGCACGCCGAATGAGGTTCGCACGATTGAGAACATGGAGCCGCTTGAGGGCGGTAATAGTTTGATGGTTCAGGGCGCAACCGTACCGATTGCTGGTCAAGGCGGAGTTGCTGATGCCAACACCGAATGATGCAATGGCTGATGAGGCCGAGCGCGGCCTTGCTTGGCGCAGAGAATTTGGTCGTGGCGGCACTGAGGTCGGCATTGCTCGCGCCCGTGACATTTCAAACAAGGCCAACTTGAGCATGGACACTGTGAAGCGTATGTCTAGCTACTTTGCGCGGCATGAGGTGGACAAAAAGGCTGAAGGTTTCAACCGTGGCGAGGATGGATACCCAAGCAACGGGCGGATCGCTTGGGCGCTTTGGGGTGGTGATGCAGGTCGATCTTGGGCGAGCCGCATCTTAGAGCAAGAAGATGATGAGCGCGGCCATGTGGACGCAGGTGCTGTTTCTGTGTTACATTTGCCAAAATATATGGAGGCCAAGATGGCTGAACGTGAAATCCGCGCAATGGCGCAGCCTCTCGAAATTCGTGAGGATGAAGACAAGGCGATCCGCGTTTCGGGTTATGCTGCCATTTTTGGCGAAGAAACAAACATCGCAGGCATGTTTACTGAGGTGATTGAGCGCGGCGCATTTGCCAGCGCACTTGAGCGTCAGGACGATGTTGTTTTTCTTATCAATCACGATGGCTTGCCTTTGGCCCGTACGCGATCAGGTACGCTTCGCCTGACTGAAGATGAGCGCGGTCTGTACATTGAAACAGAACTCGACGGATCAGACCCAGACGTCCGAAGCATCGTGCCAAAGATGAAGCGCGGTGATCTGGATAAAATGTCTTTCGCATTTGTGCCGACCCGCCAAGAGTGGGATGACACTGGCGACATGCCAAAGCGCAAAATTCAAGATTTGCAGCTTTATGACGTGGCGATTGTTACCACGCCAGCATATGCAGGCACTGAGATCGGTCTTCAGTCGCTTGAGGAGCATCGCGCTCAAGGGCAAAAGACACAAGCTGCTCGCCGACTTCGCATGAAGGGCAAGCTGTAAGAGATAACGGCGGTTCCCGCTGTTTAGCCCTTCCCTGCGCCTTGGGCAAGCGCTTGGACTGATCGTCGTGAGACAGACCAGTTCCCATAGATGGAGGCCCACGATGGCTGAAGTAAAAGACCTGCGGGAGCAAATGGCGAAAATCGCCACTGAGGCCCGTTCGAAACTGAACGAAGCAAGTGACAACACACCAGAAGATCGCGCTGCTGAAATCGAGCGTGAGTTTGACGCGATGATGGCAGACCACGACAAGATCGCTGCTAAAGTTGAGCGTCTCTCAAAAGTTGAAGCAGCCCTTCGCGCTGGTGAAGCTGTTGATCTTGATCGTCGTCCAACATTTGAAGACCGTTCTGCTCCAGCAGTGGACGCGGGTTTCCAGATGGACTACCGCGCTGCATTCGCTGAAATGATTGCTTGCGGTGGCGATGCTTTTGTTGACGCAGAAGTTCGCAACGTGCTTCGTGAGCATCGCGCACAGGTCGGTTCAACTGACTCTGCTGGTGGCTACACAGTTCCAACTGAGTTGGCGACATTCATTGAGAAATCAATGATTGCAACAGGCCCAATGTATGGCAACGAACTGTTCACAGTGATCAACTCTGCCGATGGCCGTCCATTCAACATTCCGACTGTTGATGACACAGCCGTGACTGCTGTTGCACACACTGAAGGCACGCAGCCTACTGACGATGGTGGCAAGGACGCTACATTCGGTCAGAAATCAGTCGGCGCGTTCTCGTTTGACTCTGAGTGGATTCGTTGGTCCGCAGAACTGAACGCAGACAGCATCTTGAACATGGAAAGTCTGCTGGGCGAGTTGATTGGTGAGCGCCTTGGTCGCATTGCCAATAGCAAGCTGACAACTGGTTCTGGTTCTTCTGACGTCGAAGGCATTGTGACCAACTCTGCTGAAGGCAAAGAAGCTGCTGCGACTGCTGCTGTGACTGCGGATGAAATCATCGACTTCATCCACTCTGTTGACCCAGCCTACCGCAACTCGCCTGCAACAGCTATCATGATGAACGACAGCACTCTTGCTGCGGTTCGCAAGCTGAAAGACGGCAACGGCAACTACCTCTGGCAGATGGGGAACTACCAAGCTGGCGTTCCGCAGAACCTGCTGGGCTACAACGTAGTGGTCAACCAAGCGATGGACAGCCTTGCTGCCGCCAAGAAGGTCATGTTGTTCGGTGACATGTCGAAATTCTACGTCCGCAAAGTAGGCGCACCAAGCATCTACGTTGCACGCGAGCGTTTCGCACCTGACTTCGGCATCTTGGGTTACATCCGCTTCGACGGTGTTCTCTCCAACACAGCCGCTGTTAAGCACCTGATCACGGCTGCTGCATAACTACTAGAGAGGGGCTTCACGGCCCCTCTCACCACATTCTGGAGGGCATACAATGCCAAAGGTTACACTTCTGACATCAATGGCTGGAATCGACTTTTCTCACAATCAGGGCGACATCATCGACTGCAACGAAGCCGAGGCTTTGCGCTACATTAGCGCTGGAATTGCCGAGCCAGTTCAGCCTGTAAAGGTTGAGAAAGCATTCAAAAAGATTGCCACTCGAAAAGCAATTAAGGACTGATTGCAATGTCATTGCCAGATCATCTCAAGACGCAAATCGTCACCGCACCAGCGGCGACCCCGATTACTTTGTCTGAAGTAAAGGCGCAGCTTCGTGTTGAGCATTCTGACGATGACAACCTGCTGACGCGACTGATTGCTGTTGCGGTGGCTTTTACTGACGCACAGGGCGTTCTTGGCAAGGCAATGATCACGCAGACTTGGTCTGATTGGATGGGTTCAAATCCAAACCAATCAGTTGTGCTTCGTCTTGGCCCTGTTCAAAGCGTCACTGCTGTGAAGTATTATGATGAAAACGGCACTTTGCAGACCGATACGCTTTCAAATTACAGCGTCTTTGGAGTTCCAGAGCAGACAAAGGTTGAGCCGAAATCGGGATTTAACTGGCCCGTTGCGCAAGAGCGTGACGATGCCATCAAAATTGAATATGTGGTCGGCTACGGTGACGCCACGTCAGACATTCCAGCAACCCTTCGCCACGCACTTATGCTGCTTGTGGGGCATTGGTACGACAACAGAGAGCAGACACAGATGGACGAACTTGCGGACATTCCGTTTGGCTTTATGGAGTTGATCAACATTCATAAAGAGAGTTGGTATGGTTAAGGCTGGTCTGCTCAGAGAACGTGTCACGTTCCAGCGCCTCACTGAAGGCGCTGTTGACGATTATGGCAACGTGTATAGCGGATGGGCCGACTTGGCCTTCAGATCGGCTGATTTGCGCGAGCAAAAGGGCCGTGAGCGTATCACTGCTGGCGCTTTGCAGGATCGCGCACTTGCCACCATGCGCGTTCGATCTGACAGCATAACTTCTGCAATCACTTCGGCGGATCGCGTCATTGCTCGCGGCATTACTTGGGCTATCAAGGATGTAATGCAAGTTGACGCAAAGGACACTCAAATTGAGTTTGTTCTTGAAAAGGGCGTGGCATCATGAAGGTTACAGGCCAGAAAAAACTGATGCGGCAGATGAAAGACCTTCCCAAAGAGGCTCACAAGGCGCTGGAGAAGTCTATTCAGCGCACAGTGAACACTGGCGTGCGCAAAGCTAGGTCGATTGTGCCTGTGTTATCTGGTGATCTTAAATCTGGCATCAACGGCAATGTTGAAACGCGTGAGGGGGAGATATTTGGCTTTATCAACTTCTACGATGGCGATGCAGATAGCGGATTGGCTGCAAATTCGATCAACTACGGTTGGGGTCCAAATCAATTTGGCTACAACTTTCGCCGAGAGGTAAAGTCTATGCTGGCAGATCGCCATAGACGCACAGTTCAGCGCAATCTGAACAAAGCAATCAAGGATGCGATGAATGGCTGATGGTTACGCACTGGCGACTCAGAAAGGCATTCTCGCAGCGTTAAAAGCGGCAAGCGGCGTTACTGATATTGTATCAACTCGCATTTATGATGAGCCTCCGCAGGATGTTGTGTTTCCATATCTGCGTTTCAACACGATACAGCCAAACGCATTTGACACAGATACCGCAGAGGGAGCCTTGGTGGATATTAGCCTTGAGGCACACTCACAAAGCGCGTCTGGCCGTGTTGAGGCAACTCAGATTGCAGAGGCCATTCAAGCTGCCCTGCACCGCCAAGAGACATCTGTTACGGTGTCTGGCTACACATTGGTGGAATTGATTTTTGACACAATTTCTGTCACAAGAGATAGTGATGGCCGTGGATACACTGCCGTCATTGCACTTCAAGCGATGCTTGATACCGCCTAAACTTCCGCGCTCTGGGCAGGCGCTTTTAAAGGAGGCCGATCATGGCTAAACAACTTGGACGCGCCCTGCTGGTTAAGATCGGCGATGGCGAAGCATCTGAAGCTTTCACGAATTTGTGTGGGCTTAACTCAAAGTCACTCACAATCAACAACTCATCCATTGATGTGACCACCCCTGACTGCACCGCGCCCGAAGGCGCACTTTATACTCAAACCTTGGCTGGACTTAAAAACGTGGCTGTTTCTGGCGATGGTTTCTTTGAGGATAGCATCGCAGAGGCACGCATGAACACAGTCGCAATGGCTGCTGATAACGCGGTGAATATGCAGATCGTTGTTCCTGACTTTGGCACATACGCTGGCGCGTTTCGCATATCATCTCTTGAGTTTGGCGGCGAGACTGAAGGCGGCGTGACATACTCGCTTTCACTTGAAAGCAATGGTGCTGTCACCTTTACGGCGGCATAAGTGAGCATAACTGCTGAAGCGCCGCGTGGAGGTGTCGTCGAGTATATCGGCGACACCTCTTACACGTTTTTGCTGCGCAATCGTGAGATTGAGCGCTTTGAGGACAAGCACCGAGGCATCTTTGAAGTTTGGGATGGTTTCTTTGGCCGTGGTCAAAAGCCTTCAAGCCAAGAAGTGCGCGACTTGCTGGCTCTGGCTTTGGTTGGCGGCGGCATGAAAGACCACGAAGCAGACGAAGTTATTGCCAAGTGTTCGCCTGCTGACTTGATGCGGCTTTTCCAAATTGCTCAAGCCGCTCTGGGCGTTGCATTCATGCCTGATGCAATAGAAGAGGCAGATATAAAAAAAAAGCCAGTGAGCCAGCCCCAAAGCGATTAAATGTTCGCGGCATGATAGCCAACGGAATTGTCATAAGCTTACGTCCTGATGAAATCCGTGATATGATCCCGAAGGACGCTTGGCTTGTGTTCGGGGGGTGGAATGATGCACACTCACCAAAGAAGTCAGGTTCTGAAGCCATGACGGCGGAGCAATATCGTGATCTTGTGGAGCGAATAGATGGCAATTAGTGCAGAACAATTAAACATTATTCTCTCCGCCCGTGACAAAGAGTTCACGAAGGCGATGGATCGCAGTCAAAAGCGCGTTGAGCAATTTGCCAAGAAATCGCAGGCTAATCTGTCCAAGTCTTCAAAGTCGTTTGAAATGTTGGGGGCTGCGGCAAAGCGGGTTGCGCCGATACTGGCAGCGGCTTTCTCTGTTCAAGCAATCAACGGCGCTCTAAATATGGCGACGGAGATAGGAAACCTTTCAAGGCTGTCTGGCGTGGCGACGGATGAGTTTCAAATCTTAGCAGCTACATCTGCGCAGTTTGGGATCAGCCAAGAGAAACTGGCCGACATTCTGAAGGATGTGAACGACAAGTTTGGTGACTTTACGGAAGCTGGCTCTGGGCCGCTTAAAGATTTCTTTGAGTATATTGCGCCTAAAGTTGGGCTGACGGCTGATGCTTTTGCTGATCTTTCTTCAGACCAGAAGCTTGGCGCTTATGTCTCTGCTCTGGAAAAAGCAAATGTTTCTCAGTCTGAAATGACGTTCTACATGGAGGGGATTGCCAGCGACAGTACGGCACTTGTCGCTGCATTTAAGAACAACGGCGCTGCAATAGACGAAATGAGACAAAAAGCTGATCAGCTTGGATTTGTGTTGGACGAGGACTTGATCGCAAACGCCGCTGAAGCAAAGGGGGAACTTGCTCTTATGGCAAAGGTCATAAGCGCTAACTTGTCCCAAGTTCTTGTTGACCTTGCACCAATCCTTGTCGGGGCTGCAACTGCTGTTGCTCAATTTGTGACAAACATTGTTGCGGCCATTGAGGCGGTGCAGGAATTTGTAAACCCTACCACCGATCTTGAGATTGCAACTGACAATGTAGTCAGAGCGATGGCCGATGAGATCACGCAATCACAGCAACTTGATATTGCACTTGGAAGGTCTACTGCTGTCTCAGTCGAGGCCGCAAAGAAAAAACTTGAGGAAGCCAGATCGCGACATGAGAACGCTCAAGCGGCTTTGGCTGAACAAAAAGCAATCGCTCTGGGTTCAAACGCTTACGCTGGAGTTGTAAGCGCGATTTCTGATGCGCAGGATGCGGCACGATCTATTTCTGCCTCTCCAGACACTTTGGTCAGTGCGTCTAAAATTCAAGCTTATGCAGATGTGGAGACACGCCTTGTTGAGTTGCGTGCTGAGCAGGCTCGGATGCTTGAATCTGATCAAGCATTGACAGATCAATTCAACAGAACAGTAGAAAACATTAAAAGTCTTGAAGATGCGCTGGCAAAATCCAAGGGTGGCATGGTTTCTTTTGGCGAAAGTGTTGCCGTACCGATTGAGGCTTCAGACCGACTGTCTGGCTCTGCCTCTAAACTTAAAGCAGAAACGCAAGGACTGCTTGATAATCTAGCCCAGACATCTCCAGCGCTTCAAGCATTGGGGGCCAACGCTGACCAGATAAGTACCATCATGAGTACCGTTGAGGGCAGCATGGAAGATGCCTTTATGAGCATGATTGACGGCACTGCATCTGCCGAGGACGCCTTCAAGTCTATGGCTGCGCAGATCATCAAGGAGTTGTATCGCGTGCTTGTTGTGCAGAAGCTTGTCGGTGCTATCTCTGGGTTCATTGGTGGTATAGGTTCAGCAGCGCCAGCAACCAGCCTCCGCCCACAACTTCGCCCAATGGCTTCTGGCGGCTCTGTGCAGGCGGGTCAGCAGTATATGACGGGCGAGCATGGACGGGAATTGTTCGTGCCATCACAGAATGGTCGCATTTTAAGCGCGGCGCAAACAAACAACATGGCAAGCGGCGGCGGCGATGGCGTCACAGTCATCCAGAACAACACATTTGGCAACGGTGTCAGCAGAGCCGAGGTCAATTCAATGTTGCCGAAGATGGTTGAAGCTACAAAGGCCGCTGTTGCCGATGCCAAGCTGCGTGGCGGCTCTTACGGAAGGTCTTTTGCATAATGGCTATAAACTATCCTCTGGCATTGCCGACCCACACGGGCATCGCGCAAATTGATTTTCGCACCATTAATGCGGTGGCTTACTCGCGCAGCCCGTTTACGTTTGCTGGGCAGGCGCATGAATATGCAGGCAAGATGTGGCAGGCTGATGTGACCTTGCCGCCGATGAGGCGATCAGATGCCGAGCAGTGGGTCGCTTGGCTGGTTTCCCTCAAGGGTCAGCTTGGCACGTTTTACCTTGGCGATCCGCTGGCACTTATCCCAATGGGGTCGGCGCGGAATGCGGACACTATACTGGTCAACGGCGCAGCCACATCTGGCAACACGATCAGCATTGACAGCGCACCGATCAATCGGACTGATTACTTAAAAGCGGGTGACTTCATGCAGATCGGCAGCGGCACGTCTCGCCAGTTGTTTAAAGTGCTTACAAATACCGACACAGGCGGCATAGGGGGAGCTGCGGTGGATGTGTGGCCCAACGTGCGCACCAGTATAGCAAATAACGCTCCTGTCACTGTAGAGGCCGCACAGGGCGTGTTCAGGCTGTCATCCAATGAGCAGTCTTGGAGCGTGAATAACGCTGCAATCTACGGGATCAGCTTTAGCGCGATGGAGGCATTATGAGCCGCACAGTTCCAGCCGCACTTCTGACGGCACTCAGTCAGCCAGAAGTTCGCCCATTTTATGCGGTAGAAATGAACTTTGACTCTGCTCCAGTTCGCTTCTGGACGGGCTACGGAGAGCGCACGATTGGTGTGGATACCTACCTTGGCACTGGCAACCTGCTGAACATCAGCGGGTTGGAGGAGGTCAACGACCTGTCGGCAAAGAGCATCACATTGCAGCTTTCTGGTGTGCCTGCATCTCTGGTGTCGCTTGCATTGCAAGAGCCGTATCAGCGCCGATCCTGCAAGGTATACTTCGGCACAACTGATACCACCGTGCCAATCGAGGTGTTCAGTGGCTTGATGAACACCATGACTATTGAAGATAGCGGAGACGCCAGCACGATCACGCTGTCAGTCGAAAGCAAGCTGGTCAGACTAGGTAGCGCTGCGAATTGGCGTTATACAGATGCAAATCATCAATCTCGACACGATGGCGACACCTTCTTTTCGTTTGTCGCAGACTTGCAAGACAAGGACATCATATGGGGCCGCGAGAGAGCCTAAACGCATATTTGAAGGCAGTCAGGCGCAAACCTTTTACTTGGGGTGCTCACGATTGCCTGACGTTCACCAATGACGCATTCAGAGCCATGCACGGCAATGGTTGGGCGGATGATTGGCTGGGCCGATACATGGA